TTTATAGATCTAATAGTGGGATATTCTTGTTTTAAGAGAATTTCATAATCGCGAGTTGTTACACATCTGTTTTGAGTTTGATAATAACCGGGTGCTAATAATTTGATAGAATCTATTGATTCATTATCAGTACCATTAGCACTAGTAGATACCTCTAAAGAACTCATAATAAGAACACCTGAGGTGCCAGATGTTAGCCCAACAATGGCTTCATTAATATTGAATATTCCATTAGCGGGAATGATAACAAGCTGCATCAATACATTATCCCAATCTACAACAATACCTGTTGCTTTAGAAGAAGATCCTATAACTGTTTCACTTAATGTATAGTTAGCAGAGTAGCTTTGGTTGAGATATAATGTTCTAAAGCTTACTGCAGTAGCAGAGGCGATTTTATTTTCAACTATATCTTCAGAAAGAGTCCATGTATAAATTAAACTCTCCGGACTAAATACTCTACAACCATTAGCAGCAGCTCCATTAGTAGAGATATAATCTAGATTGACAAGATTCCCTATATCGACATTTTTTCCTATGATTTGTCCATCACCAAATTTAATTTCATATTGCTGATTTTCTATCTCCTGCAACCAATATACAGGTTCTAGTGAGCTAGTTGTTTGTAATGTTCCGGCCTTATTAAAAACTACACTATCTAAAACAGAAGAAGATGTTTGAACAGTAACTATAAGCGAATCAGTATCTATTGAGCTATCAGGAATAATAAATTTATTTCCTATAGGATTTCCTGTAGCATAAATATTATTTTCTTGTACTTCATATTGATAAGATAAATGAGTTCCTTCATATAACATCACAGTATTTGCTGCATAAATCCAGTTATCAACTCCGTTTGATGTTAGAGTTAACATATAATCAAGAACATAATCTTCTTTTGTTATAAATGTATATTGATTATTTCCAACATAAGAACTAAATTGCGCATACGCTTTTAGTGTTATAGTGCTAGGAGGTGTTTTACCATTAACAGCAGTTATATATGAAGTTAAATTAACATACGCCAGTGAAGATTTCTTAGAAAATGGCGTATATCCTAACATTTTTGCTCTAGATACAACAGACTCTCTGAGAGTCGCCGTATCAAGAAACATCTCATTCGCTATCATATTAGCGTAAAAAGCATTATAATGTGTATTATATGCCAATATATCTAAAAGTATAGTGATATTAGGTCCTTCAAAATTATAATCCTTAAAAATATTTTGAGAAGATAAATATTTCTTCAAATTAGATTTAATTTGATCGAAATCTAAATCAGCTATATTTAATGTTGGTGAAGCCATAAATTTTTACCGTATTCTTTCTAAAAAGACTGTTATATTTTGAATCAATACATTGTTAATAATCTCAAACGTAATAGTTACATAATAACCATTATTATCATAATCAGGTGTTGCTATTATATCTGTAACTGTTATTCTAGGTTCCCAGTTACGAAGAACTGTTTTTATATGTTCCTCTATAGCAACTGCAGCACCGAACGATAAGTTTTCAAATAGAAGAAAATAAACTCCACAACCTTTTCCTGGATAAAATGGTCTCTCATTATAACCAGTAAGCACTAAATTTTTAATCGATGTCTTTATTGCTTCCTCTTCTGTTATACGAGAAATATCACCAGTAAGAGGATGAGCAGTAAACGATAATTGAAAATCAGAAAAACGTATCGNTGGTAATGATGATTTATTTGAAATTGTCATTTTCTAGTGATAAATGATTTCATTGTTAATTGTTAATAAATGTATTAGGTGAACCTTGCACCATTTTATCACCACAAGGTGAATCAGTATCACCAACTCTCACTGCGTTTCTATTATTAGTAAATACATTAGGTGAACCTTCAATCATATGATCAATATGCAATGGACAATCATCTAAATCGCCTAATCTCGTTTCGGGGAGATTATTAATAAAAACATTTGGCGATCCAGTTGTTATACTATCTCCCATTGAATCTTTATCGTGTAATCTACAAGCTGGTCTCATACTTCATTATTTGTTTTGACTGCAATTCATCATAATCGAAAAAGGAATATTTTTCTCTGAATCCCACTCCTCTTTATTGCTCATTAGTAAAATATGCTTATCAGTTTCTAATTCATAATTCCCTTCTACCTTAAATTTAATATCACCCTTAAAAATAATAGTTTTAGTTTTTAAATCGAAATCGATATAATCCAATAACTCTAATAATCGATAGAATTTTTCTGAAACTTCAGGATCGACTGTTTCTTTTTCTATTAACATAAAGTTTTTATTTTTTTAATATATTTATGAATATCTCTCTTATGGTGGAAGTGTTCCATTATTAATCATTTGCTGATATTGACCGGCAGTATATTTGCCTGTACTTGTTGTAACTGTATCTGTCGGTTGAATAACAGCTCCTGTTCTTGGATCAGTAAACGGCGCTGTTGGTGTTGGTGCGGTTGCAGGTGTAGTAGGACTTTCAGGTACAGTTGTCGAGGTAGGTGCAACAGGAACACCATTTGTTGTTGACGTTGAATCAGGAATAGTCGTCGTTGTACTCGTTCCATCAGGAGATGTTTTTGTTACACTTGTAGAGCCATCTGTGTTTAAGGTTCTTGTTGTACTACCGCCACCGGTCGTCGTAGTTGTTGTTGTTGTATCACCAGTCGTTGTCGTTGTCGTATCACCAGTCGTTGTCGTTGTCGTATCACCAGTCGTTGTCGTTGTATTAGCTTGCGGTGTTGTTGTTAGGGGACCTTTAGGTGTACTACTATTCGTATCATTATTTGCAGCAGGAGCTGTAGATTGACCAGTTGGCATTCCATGAGGATGAGCTGTTGGTGGTATTGGATTAATAAATTTACCTTCCCGCGGTCTTCTATTTGGTCTTGGTGGATCAACTGATAAACCACAATTCAGATTTATTGATGTAGCGTCTATGTTAACTGAACCAGTACCATCAACTTTTATATTAATATCTCCATTAACACAAGAAATATATATTGTAGGCCATGACCAGATAGCATAATAATTACTTCCTTCACAAATTTGATTCTGATCTTCCATTACTAATCTAAAACAAGAGCCACCAACAGTATTCCTCTCTGTATTAATAGTATATTCTTTACGATCGAGATGATTAATAAAGAGACTATCACCTACGGTTTTATGCATCTTCGTGCCGTTTGCTTGAACTTCATCATAAGTCCCAGAACGATGAAAATTGTGTAATCTCTCGAAATATTCTGTATCATCAACTTCATGAACATGACCAGATTCCGATTCTTCTACTTTATTGAATGGATAAAGAGCGTTATAAACAGTAGTAGGATCAGGTTCTCTCCAAATATACTCCACAATAGAAGTTCTCACTTTCTTAATTGCATTCTGTATTTTCCATAATAATTGTTGATCTTTTCTTGGATCAAATTCACCTTCATCTCTTGCTAGTCTATGAGTATCCGGCTCCTGAACATGCTTTGGATATACATTTACCGGGCGCAAATCTTCTTCGTGGGGAATATCTCTTGTTGATGTTGAACTATTATCTATCGGTGCTAATATGAATCCTTTCTCAATATTAAGAGGTCTTGTTGGTAGAAGATCATTTGCTGATTTGACTCCAACAGGATCATAAAACCCTTTTTGAGCTGGCGGAGCGACACTAAGATTTGGTGTNCCTTCTTCTATAACAGCCGGCATACAGCCGACTATAACAGGATCCTGACAATTATCACCATCTCTGAAAAAACCAAAAACCCAAGTTCCTTCTTTTGGTGGAACAATACGTTCTTCTTGATTAACAGGAATGATTGGATAGGCCCAATACATTTCTGTTGTAGGAATCCCTTTACCGCCTTTATCATTTGTATGCGCCCCAAGCACCCTTACTTTACATCTACCAGAAAATAATGGATCCATTCTATCTTCAACAACGCCCTGCCACCAATAGAATCCATCCTTCCCCATAAAATTTTTCGTACCATTCATTCCGCTATCGTTTTATGTGAAATTTGTTCAATAAAATTATCTTTCATTAGATCAAGCGACATTGTATATCTAGTTTCACCATCTCCTGCAGTTGCTCTAAAGTTATGAGAAAGACGAGTTACAAGGAAATTACCTGAAATATACCTATCATCAAGTCTTCCTGATTGTTCGTTATACATATCATTATTATAACTTAAATGTGGTTTGTTAAATTCAATAATCCCTCCTAATTGAATCCTATCATTTCCAGGTATAGAAGAAATACTTGCAATAAAATTATTATTTTTTTGTAATTCGAATGCTCTCTTATAAAGATGTCGCATCATAGAGTCACATTGTAATTCTAAAGGTGTTTCTCGTTTAGCGATATAACCGAAATCAAGTCTTCGCGGTCTTGGCTCAGCAATCTTATTCATGTTATTACTAATTCCACGATCGGCATCTATTTCAACTGGAAAATTATTGACAGCTCCCGGCATTCTAAAAAATTGTAGTGGTTTTGTTTCTTCTTGTAATTTATCTGTATAGAAACGATTAGATCCTAATGGACTCGGCTTCCAATAATCTTCTTTATGTATAGGTTTTTTAACAACAAACTTTTTTCTTAATGGATCATGTATAATCCAACTCTGATTATACATCCCATTCATTGTATTGCCTGCGACATCTCCTGTTTTGCCGAAAGTAAATCCTTCTATATTATTTGCAGACGATACCATATCAATTTTTGTATCAACTCCCGGACTATTTTCAGCAACATTCTGCGGATTAAAATTTATGGTGAATGTAGGAGGTTGCTTCATTAAAATTGAAAGAGACTTAAAATTGTATTTTGGTCCATTAATTTTATCAGTAGATTCATAAAATATAAAATCAGATAAACCTTCTATATTAATCGCTTTATCAGTTGCAAGCCAATTCATAATTTTAAACGGTTTCCAGTTCGGTATTATCATTCTAAGAAGCCCCTGCGTTTCATGAAACTCAAATGGCTTATCTTTTTTGATATAATCATCGTAAACTAATTTCGCTATATCAGAAGCTTTTTTCATAGTAAACGATCTTGATACTGCAATATTAAGATTCGTCGAGGATTCTCCTGACATGAAATAGAGTTTATATTTTTGAGATTTAGCAGACATATTACCATCGCCCGCTCTATCGCCTATTTTATATATTCTTAAATCTTTAATAACTATAGCACGATCTTCTGATGCTGTAGGAATTCTCCATCGTAATGTAAGAGTCTCCTCACCAACAATAGGGAAAAATTGTATTAACTCTAATGAGTCCTCAATAGTAATATCGCCTGTGATCTGACTCTGAAACATATCTTCATATACATCAAGAGCTATTAGCATAGCTCTAATATCTATTGTCTTACTTTTATCAAAATTTGTAAGTTCTATTTGATCTATTATTACCGATCGAGGTTTATATACTTCTTCACTCACTTGTTAAATATTTTACTCATTTCTTTAATGATCTGATTTAAATAATCTTTTTTAATAATATTAATAAATCGTTTCTTTTCATTTAACTCCCACTCATAATCATAAAGTGACTTCTCTGTTACAGGTGAACCATTCCAATCCTTTTTCATAATATAATTACCATTTGTATCCTCATAATGATGAATTGTTTGAGTTGCTTTTTCTATGCTACTATACTTAGAATTGATAAAATTTTCAAACACTCTAATACTTCGCGGCCATTGCGCATAAAGATTAACAATATTATTGGCGTAAAGAATAAGCCAGTAATACTTAGTATTCCCATAATATCTTTGTGCAATATCTTCTGGTCTTTCACCATCAGCAATTGTATATTGATAAAACACAGCACTTTTTAATAAAGTATCAATATCTTTTAAACGAGCACGTTTTAAGATATCTACTGCAATAGTATTATTATATTGTAGAGTAGGAAAGTAGCTAAAATAATTAGTTGAACTCAAAATAGTTATATTTTACGTTAAGGGGTCGGTATACCATACTTGCCACTAGGATAAGCTTCACCAAAACTATTTTGTGTAAGGATAACCATCTCGGTAAATGAAATAGTTAATCTAACACCGTTTGGCGCATATTCTCCATCTCCTTCAAGATCAGGTCTATGGAAAGCAATACCTTTATTAGTATAATCTACATCGATAGCTGTAATAGCGCAATCCTCTACCTGAAATAAAAATCTATTACCAGAAGTAGATGTATCAATAGAAGAATTAAATTTTATACGCCATAGTGGCGGTTGCTTTAAAACAATATCACCTGCATTTGATGGTGTATGAATATATCTTTTGAACCAGTATATAATTTGATTTAATGACTCCGCTTCTGCTCCATTTTTAGCAGTTAATTCATACGTGAAAGTAAATTGTCTAAAGTCAGGTGCTTTCCACATCAATACCTTCATAGGGTTGATAACTGATNTTGTCACCATTTGAGCTAATTTATTCATNTCAGACTCACCATCTAATATCTTTTGTGCTGCAACATAAGCTCCACCTTTAATAACATCATCTGTTATAGCTCCTTCATTTCCTTTATGTGCTTGTAGAGCAGCTGCAACTGCTCCCATATCTTGTGATTGCCAATTTGATCTATATGGAACTGTTAACTCGGCCGGCAATGGTAAATACACTTCCCCTAGATTAACCTCCTCTTGTCTTCCATGCTCATCCATTACATTCAAATCAAAACAATGAAAATGTGTGTATTGTTTTAGATCTGATCTNTTTAATANATCGGATGGNAATTGTGTATATCCACCAAATATCGGTACAGATTTTGATATTGCGTAAATAAGTTTTACTAAATCTTTTCCTGTAGATCCTAATAATGTTTGAGCACCTGATGCAACAGCACCCGCTGTTGCTGTTCCTGTTTGCGCTATTGCCATAAATCGATTGTATGTAAAGTGTTATATGTCTTATTTATGCAAAAAAGACATAAATACTTTAAAAAGAAG